ACCGCAAGGTGGAGTTTGACGCCGAGATCGTCAACGACGACGTTGCTGACATTCTGTTTAAGGTGCCGGTCTGGGAGCGCGTCATGGTGACCGACGAAAACGGCACGCCGAAAGCGGAGCACCTTGCCGAGTCGCGCCCGCGGTTCAATGGTGGCGAGTGGGAGATGGTCTTTGATCCGGTTTCCGGGGGAACGCTGGTATGAGCAATGATGCCGCGCTGTTTCAGCAGCTCGATCAGGTATTCGCCGAAATCCTCTCCGCCATGACGCCCGCGCGTCGCCTGCGGACGGCTCGCGGCATTGCCACCACCCTGCGCCGCACGCAGAGCCAGCGGATTGGCAAGCAGACGTCGCCGGAGGGCGTGCCATATCCGAAGCGCCGCCGCCGGGTGCTGCGGTCACAGGCCGGGATCGGGTTTATCTGGCAGGGCGAAGAGCGACGCCTGCGCAACTGGCGGGCGACGCGCGGCAGTCGCGGCCGCATGCTGACCGGCTTTGATGAGGGGCGGGGGGCGGTGCGTTCGTTCTATCGCACTGATATCGAGCGTTATCTCGATATCAGTTTTAACGAGACGCGCCGCGACACCACAAAAGCCGATCCAATGTTTCGCCGCCTGCGCACCACGCGTTTTCTGAAGGCCCGCGCGACGCCAGAAGGGGCAAGCGTGGGATTCTCCGGCGTGGCCGCGCGCATCGCCCGCGTTCACCAGTACGGATTACGTGATCGGGTGAACGACAGCGGCGCGGTGGCGACGTATCCCCGCCGCGAATTGCTGGGCCTAAGTAAGGCCGACCGCATGGCGATAGCCCGCCAGGTAATCGACTCGCTGGGGGTGCGCTGATGGAGATTGCTGAGCTGATCCGCCTGCTGGAGAACGTCGTGCGCACCGGCACAGTGACGGAGATCGACGAGGAAAAATGGCGCGTGCGGGTGCAGAGCGGCGGACTAAGCCCCAACTGGATGCGCTGGACTGCGCACCGCGCCGGGGCGTTTAAAGTCTGGGTACCGCCATCCATCGGCGAGCAGGTCTGGTTCCTGTGTCTGGGCGGCAATACCGATATCGCCTTTATTGGCGGCAGTCTTTACAGCGACGACAACCCGGCCCCTGGCGCATCACGCAACGAGATGGTGGTGACTGCTCCCGATGGCGCCAGGTTCCGTTATGACGCGGCGGCCGGCGCATTGCAGGTGACGGGCATCAAAACCGCAGCGATCGAGGCATCGGTAAAAATCACGCTCGATACGCCGGAGGTGGAATGCACCAACCTGCTGACCACAAAGAGCCTGAACGTCAGAGAGGGCGGGGAGATGCACGGCGACATCACCCATACCGACGGGGCGTTTACGTCTAACGGCGTGCAGGTGGATAACCACGATCACGGCGCCGTCGAGCGCGGCGGAAGTTGGACGGAGGGAACCCGATGAGTGAGCGCTATCGCGGTATGAATGCGACTGGTACCGGGACGCTGACCGACGAGGATCACGTGTGGCAGTCCGTGGGCGATATTCTGCTGACGCCGGTTAATACGCGCATCATGCGCCGCAATTACGGCTCGCTGTGCCCGGATCTGATCGACAGCCCGCAAAACGATGTGACGCGCCTGCAACTGATGAGCGCTGCCGTAATTGCGCTGGCTGCATGGGAGCCGCGTATTGCGCTGGATGCAATCAATATCGTGTATTCGGCATCGGGCGCCGTGACGGCGGAGTTATCGGGGATGCTGACGGAAAGCATGGAAAAGAGCACCAGATCAGTGACGTTAAGGAGTGCCAGCAATGCCGACAATTGACCTCTCGCAGCTGCCGCAGCCGACCATTATAGAAGAGCTGGATTTCGAGGAAATCCTGATCGAGGTGAAAGCGGTGATGGTGGCCGCCTATCCGGTTAACCAGCAGACCGCAGTGATTGCCGCACTGGCGCTGGAATCCGAGCCGCTGAATATCATTGCTCAGGCGATAGCCTATCGCGAGATGCTACTGCGCCAGCGGATTAACGAGGGAGCCGCCGCCAGCATGCTGAGTCATGCGACCGGCGACGATCTGGATAATATCGCGGCCAATCTGGATACAGAGCGCCTGGTGATTACCGAAGCGACGGATACCACCGATGCCGTGATGGAAAGTGATGAGGCATTACGCCTGCGCGCGCAGGCTGCGTTTGAGGGGATGAGCGTTGCCGGGCCGTCTGCGGCCTATGAGTATTTCGCCCGCAGCGCTAGCGGTAAAGTCGCTGACGCCAAAGCATCCAGCCCGGCCCCGGCGGAGGTGGTGGTTGCCGTGCTGTCTACCGAAGGTGACGGCACCGCATCGCCGGAGCTGCTGGCTGCTGTGGCGGAGGCGGTAAACGATGAAGACGCCCGCCCGATAGGGGACCGGGTTACGGTGCGCAGCGCCGAGATCGTGGATTACGAAATCGACGTCACGCTCTACCTGTACCCAGGGCCGGAGTCCGAGCCGATTATCAACGCCGCTGACGCCTCGCTGCAAAAGCTCCTGAAGCAGAATGATAAGAAGATTAGCCGTGACGTGGCACGCTCCGCCATATCAGCGGCAGTACACGTTCAGGGCGTGCAGCGCGTAGAGGTTAATTCGCCGCCGGACGATATCAAAATCAGCGATATCCAGGCGGCCCGCAATATTGGCTATCACATCGAAAACGGCGGCACGGATGAGTAACACGCTACTCCCCCCGTCGGCCAGCTCGTGGATGCGCAGCGCCGAAGCCGCCACGGCGAAGCTGTCCGGGATAACGGTAGCTATCCGCACACTTTGGACGCCGACATCCTGCCCGGTTGATTTATTGCCGTATCTGGCCTGGGCGCTGTCAGTGGATCGATGGGACAAGGACTGGCCGGCGGCGAGAAAAATTGCGGCCATTCAGCGATCTTACTGGCTGCATCGCCGGAAGGGCACCCGCGGAGCGGTGCGGCGGGTTATCGAAGATATGGGGTTTTCAGCCACGTTCGCTGAGTGGTTCGACGTTGGCGACGAGCCGGGCACCTTCCGGCTTGAAGTGGATGTTAACGACGTCGGTCTGACCCCGAAAACACTGGACGAGTTAAACCGACTGATCGGTGATGCAAAGCCAGTGAGCCGGCATCTGGCGCAGTTAACCATTGCAACCAGCGCCAGAGGGAATGCGTGGGTAGGCGCCTCAATATTTGATGGCGAGATAATCACGGTATATCCGCCAGGTTATACGCCAGACGACAGTATTTATTACGACGAACAGCCTTTCTATTACGGCAATTACTATCATTCCGGAGAATAAAAAATGACATCAATTTCAGAAAAGGCGGGCTGGGATGATATTTACCAGATTAAACGCAGTGACCGGGTGGAAGGTGGGCGTAATGGCGTAGCAAACGCCCAGGCGGAACAGCTTGCCGGGCGCACATTGTACCTGAAACAGCAGTTTGAATCCTTTACCGGTCTGCTGGAATCTGGCGAGATGCCTTACGCTTCAGAAGACGAGGTTATCGCGCAGATTCAGGCCGGTAAGATCAATGACGGTGACGTCTTTTCCGTGCGCTCAGCGAACCCGCTTTACTGGGTAGAAGAGTTTACATGTGTGGGCGGTGTGCCGGTGGCGCGCGGTAAATATCTACCGTCATCCATTGCCTTTGAGCCGGTGGTAAAGCTAGGAGACAATGACCCTGACGGCACCATCACCGGTCTGAGTATTACTACCGCCGGACAGTTTTTCCGCGTGACCATTCAGAATGATGAATATATCGCATGGAAGCTCTACCGAAACACCGGGAGCGGTGCAGAGCTATGGGCCGAGGTGATCAATAAGGCTTACGCCGACCTGTCCCTACAATATACCGATGACCTGCTGGGCTATCTCAGTATTGATATCAGTCAGCTGACCGGAGCAAATTATATCAATCCGGTCGATGGCTCACTGGTGAATAATCCCAACTGGAAAAACTCAACATATTTTCCGGTAAAGGCCTCGCAGAAAATCAAGCTGACCGCCGTATGCAATACTGATGGACAGGCAAACATTGCCTTTTACGATAAAGATAAAACCTTTATTTCTGCGGCGCGTACCGGAGCCACTAATACCCTGGAGACAGCCCGTTTCACCGTGCCGCAGGATGGCTTTATTATTCTCTGCACCCGCACTGCCACCAGTGAAGTGTTTGGCTGTACCGTGACGGATTTACCGCTGACAGATAACAGCATTGGCACCCGGTACGGTGTCGCGGGTACAGCAACAGCGATGGCCCTGGCTGACAAAAAAGAGGCCATCCTCCCGGTGGTCGGCGCGACGCGCGAAGGTGCACTGGCATCCGGCTTTATTGATAACTCCGGCGCTGTGGTGGAAAGTGTGCGTAAATACCGCGCCCTGAGCATGAGCGAAGGGGAGACGGCGTTTTATTTCGGTTATGCTCGCTCCTCACTGACGACCCTTGACCAGATTCAGGCGGCTGTTTTTGTGGCTGAGTCCGGCGCCGTTGAGATTGTCGAGGGTCTGCCGCGCACGCTGTCTGCGTCCTGCTGGTATTCCGGGCGCTTTACTGCAACGCAGGCCGGAACCCTGTTTATCAATCTGGAGGAAGATCCGAACGGCGGCGAGGCTCCTTACGGCTATCTTCTGGGCGGCCTGTTAAACGACACCATTCTGCACAGCCCGGCTAAGCTGCTGGCCTCTGATGTGGATGCCGTGGTTGTCAGTAAAATTTTGCATGAGCGGGATATGTCCGCCATCAAAGCCGGCGGCGCGGCGGTGGACGTTACCGCCGGAGCAGAGACGTTGCTCAACAAGGTGCTGTATAACAACGGCGCGTATCAGGATTTATCACGGGCATCCTCTGCCGGTCAGTGGTGTACCCGGCTTGTCCCTGTCAGAGAAGGTGATGTGATCCGCTATTACGGGGTGTTCAACGAAAGCCCTGTTTCTGTTATCACGTACCTGTCACAGCTTGACGAGCATAAAAACTACGTGGCGGAGCTGCTGGCCCGCGATTCGAATCTGGGTTATCAGACCGTGGAGGTGACAGCGACCCATGATGGTTTTATTGCTATCCGGGTGCGGCTCATTAATACCGACGGCTCACCGCTCACCCACACCATTTCCCGCATCGCCCCCGCTGCGTTTGACGCCAGCGCGTTGCTGGAAGAAAAAATGGATACTCAGGACGGGGTAACGAGTACCGCAACGGCGATGGCTATCGCGGCGGGCGAGGAATCGGTGCAGACCGTGCCGGGCGCAACGGGCGAAAGCACCCTGGTATCGGGCTATATTGATAACGCGGGCGCAATGGTGGGCAGCGCCCGAAAACACCGCGCGCTGACAATGAAGGCGGGCGAGACGGCATTCTATAGCGGATTTTCGCGCTCATCACAGACGACCATTGACCAGATTTCCGCCGTGATTTTTGTGGACGAGTCCGGTACGGCGGAGATTGTCAAAGGTCTGCCGCGCACGCTGGCGGGTTCCTGCTGGTATTCCGGCCAGTATGTTGCACCGGAAAACGGCACGCTTTACATCAACCTTGAGTCTGATCCAAAAAATGCCGCCTTACCTTACGGTTCGCTACGCGGAGGAACCCCAAATGAAACCATTCTGCACAGCCCGGCGAAGTTGCTGGCTTCAGATGTCGGAACGGTGGTCATCAGCAAGGCATTGCATGAACGCGATATGGAAGTGATCGCCGCGAACGGTGCCGCTGTAAACGTCACGGACAGCGCCGAAGTCCTGCGGGAAAAGGTGCTGTACAGTAATGGTGCCTATCAGGATCTATCTCTGTCTACGGCGGTGGGTCAATGGTGTACAAAGCTGGTTGCCGTCAGGAAAGGTGATCGGCTGCGCTATTACGGCGTATTCAATGAAAGCTCGGGATCGGTACTGTCGTATCTCTCGCAGCTCGATACCGAAAAAAACTACGTCGCCGAATTGCTGGCGAGCGCGCCGACACCGGGTTATCAGACTGTGGAAGTGACCGCCACCCAGGATGGCTACATCGCTGTTCGCGTACGCCTGATTAACACCAACGGCTCCACGCTGACGCATACCATTTCCCGGATCGGGCCGAAATACTTTGAGGGTGGCGGCGATCCGATTGTCATTACTGCATCCGGCGCATTGTGTACGCCATCAATGGATAAACTGCCGGTAAAGCTGGATGCAACATGGCTTTATAACAGCCCGTCATATCAGCAAAATGGGATCGTGACCGCGGGTGATTATCAGTATGTCGCGTGTATTGCTCAGGGGCGGTTACCACATATTCTCCAGCGCAGTATTTTTGGTGGGCCGTGGTCAGTGTTCGACTTGTCTACGATCCCGGGGAATCCGTTTGCCTCACCAAATGCCGCCGACGGGCATAACTCCTTTTCCATCGCGGTAACCAAAGACGGTCATATTCTGGTGACGGGTAACGAGCATGTGAATGAATGCCGCTGCGTCATTTCTGCCAGCCCGCATGACATTTCTGCGTGGAATATTCTGTCGTACACGGACGACAAGGTCACCTATCCCCGCTTTATCCAGTACCCGGACGGCACCACGCAAGTTTTCTGGCGGCAGGGTACCTCCGGTAACGGAACGTATTACATGAATACGTTTGATGACAGTACGTTGTTGTTTGGTTCAAAGGCGTTGGTGATTTCCGCGCCGGACGGGGGGAACCCCTATGAGCAGACAATTTGCGTGGATAACAAAGGCGTGCTGCATTTGTGCTGGGGGTATCGGGTCACCTCTGCATCAGCAGATTCGAACAGTGGGCTGTATTACGCAAAGTCAGCCGATAAAGGCCAAACGTTCACGAATGCGACGGGTGATATCAGCTATGCCGTGCCGCTTCACTCCGGGAACAGTGAGCGACCCGTTGTCGTCAACCAGGGCAGTGGATACGTCAACCAGAACGGCGCATGCGTGGATTTGTCCGGCAACTATCACACGGTGTACTGGCAGCAGGATGAGAACGGGTATACCCAGATTACTCACCTGTGGTTTAACGGTTTGGCGTGGAAAACTGAAACGGTATCGAATTTCACCTATACGGAAGTGACCAGCGGTTCCTTGCTGAATGGCACATCCAGCCGTCCGCAAATTGTCTGTACCCGCTACGGAAAAATTTACGTGATTTATCGCACCACCGAAGACGGGCTGGACGGACAAATCAGGGCGATTGACGTCACCACGCCGGGTAAGCCCGTTGATTACCTGCTGACGCGGTTCAATGCAAACCGGACGGAGCTGTCCGTCAACGTCTGGGAAGTGCTGCAAACAGGCACGCTGTCCATGATGCTGTATAACGGCGTTAACCGGGTGGCGGCGAATCTGGAAGGTAAGTACCTTGCCGAAAATGCCTGGCTGTTTCAGGCTCAGTTGCCATAAGGGGAGGGGTGACGATGACTACGAAAAAATATCTTGCGGTGCTGACCCCTGCCGGAGAAATGAAACTAGCGGCAGCGGCGCTAAATAACGAGCCGGTAGGGTTTTCAGTGATGGC